ATAGTACGTAATCCGAACATTCGTATTATGTGGGTAGGTGGTAACGAAGACATAGCTAAGAACGCAGTATCAGCCGTGCTAGACCACTTAGACAGCAATGTAACATTGATAGAAGACTTTTGTGGTCCTGGTGCAGGATTTAAACCTGACACACGTAGTGGTAAGAATTGGTCACAAAATCAATTTACTGTTGCTACTAGAACTGTTACTGGTATTAAGTCACCAACTATGGTTGCCGTAGGTAAAGGTGGCAAGATATTATCTCGTGACTGTGACTTAATAATTGCAGACGACATTGAAGACCACAGTACAACAATACAACCTAGTAACAGAGAACATACTAGAAGTTGGTGGACTACTACCCTATCTTCACGTAAAGAAGAACATACAGCTATTGTTGTTATTGGTTCAAGACAGCATCCTGACGACTTATATCATCACTTGTTAGGTAATGACCAATACGAAAACATTGTAGAGACAGCACACGATTTAGAATGCACTGAAGCAGAAGACGATATAGAACTACACAATGATTGTATGTTATGGGGAAATAAACGTACATACAAATGGTTGAAGTCACGTATGGCAGCAGCAGAGACAACAGGTGGCCGTAACGTGTTTGACATGGTGTATCTAAACCAAGCATACAGTGTTGGTATGACAATATTTAATTTAGAAGATATAGAAAATTGTTACAGGTCTAACTTAACTATTGGACACATACCACATCAGAATTTACATTTAGTAGCAGGCCTTGACCCTGCATCTAGTGGACATCAAGCTGCATTTCTATGGGGCTATGACATTGTTAAAAAAGAATATTACATGATTGACAATGACAATAGAAAAGGTGGTGGTACTAAGGCTGCATACGAAGTTATTAAAGATTGGTTTGAAAAATATAGATTACGTGAATGGGTTATAGAAGAAAATGGTTTTCAGACTGCAATTAGACAAGATGAGAAGATAAAGCGACTTGCCTTAGAATGTGGTATTGTATTAACAGGAACAAAGACTGGATTAAATAAACATGACCCTATGTTTGGAGTTGGTGCGATGAGTGAATTGTTCGAGGAGGGTCGTATACATTTACCAGTTGGCGATGGTATAAGTAGAGATAAAACAGGTGCTTACAAATCACAGTTAGTTTATTTTGATGGCAAACCACAAAATAAAAGAACTAAGCACAAAACTGACTTAGTTATGGCATCGTGGTTTCCTATGAAAGTTTTTAGAAGAATGACTAAAGAGAGGTCAGCAATGATAGGGTTAGATTACGTACCTAGTTTTGGAGACTGGGATATAAGCGATTGGAACGAAGCACCTTGGCAATAATGAAAAAAAACGTTAAGACAATTATTGATAATGTCAATGCTTTAATGGACAACAACCAAGACCAACAGGTAATGCGTTATCGCATTCGTTCTATTATGGATGGTGGCGTAGAAGGCATGAGGTCACTACTTGGTGCAAACATGGATAACATGGACATCGATACATTACCTGCACCAAACCTATTAGTTTCAGGATTAGACAGACTAGCACAAAAAATATCAGGAGTTCCTGACATTCGTGTTGATAGAGTAAATGACAAAGACAGTGAACGTGCTAGAAAACGTGCAGAGAAAATCGAACGTATTGTTGCTTCTTATGATGAAAAACAAAAACTTAAAAATCAATTAGGACAAATATCTAGGTGGCTACCTGGTTATGGTTATTGTTCTTGGGTTATTAAAACAATTAAAGATGTAGATGGCAATTACTTTCCTTATGCAGAACTTAGAGACCCATACAACACATATCCTGGACACTTAGGTGCTAATCAACAACCTGATGAGATTGCATACGTAAGAAGAATACCTCTTTATAAGCTAACACAGATTTATCCTGAACATGCTCGTGCGTTACGTGATAATGAAGCTAAAGGTAAACAAGAACCAAATGGTGAAGGGTTTTACAATGCTCGTTTAGATAACGCTCACGAAGAATGGGAAAACGATAATGGTAAAGGTGTCATAGTTGTAGAGTATTACGACGCAAGTGGTATGTACGTTGTAGTACCACACAAACGATTGATGCTAGATTTTGTAGAAAACCCATTAAAGTCAGGACCACAATTTGTATTTGCTAAAAGATTTTCATTTAATGAACTTAAAGGTCAGTATGACCATGTACTAGGACTTATGGGACAAATGGCAAAGATAAACATTTTATCTACTATTGCTATGGAAGATGCAGTCTTTACAGAAACAAACATATCAGGTGAGTTAGAGAGTGGTCAGTATCGTAAAGGACGACATGCTATTAACTATTTAGCACCAGGTACACAAGTTTCTAAACCAGTCAATAACTTACCGTATCAGTTATTTAATCAAGTAGATAGATTAGAAAGACAGTTGAGATTAGTTGCAGGTTATCCTGTTACTGATGATGCTCAATCCCCTAACAGTTTTGTTACTGGTAGAGGCTTAGATGAGCTTAATGCATCAATGTCTTTGATGATAGGGGAGTACAGAAACATTTTACAAGATGCTTTACAGTCATTAGATGCTAAAAGATTAGAGATGGACGAACTGTTGTTTGATAAGTCCAAAGCATTAGTTGGTTATCGTAAAGGTTCTGCATTTGCAGAAACCTATAAACCTTCTGTTGATATTGCAAAGAACTATAGAACTAGAAGAGTATATGGTGTCATGGCAGGCTTTGATGAACCACAAAAGATTGTTACAGGTTTACAGTTACTACAAGCAAACATTATAGATAAAGAGACTTTACAAAATAATATGGACGGACTGGACAACATACCAGTTATTAATGAACGTATTAGAAAAGAAAAAGCAGAAAACTTATTGTTTGAAACATTATTAGCTAGAGCTAATCAAGGTGATGCACAGGCAACTATGGCAGTTGTAGAAATATATAAAAACCCTGATGATATGCAAACAATTTTAAATAAGTATTTTACTCCTGAAGAACCACAGATGTCACCTGAAGAAATGGCATTAATGGGACAACAGCAAATGCCTGACTTATCACAAGGTGGGTTAGCAGCATTAGCATTAGGACAAGGTGGATAATGGAATTTAATGATGACTTTTTTGAAATCATATCTAATTCTTTAAATGGTGTTGGTGGATTTGATAGAAATGCTTTCTCACAAACACCATATCAAATGTGGCAAGTAGTAGTACCAATGCCAGGAATGATGATTTTGATAGATAGAGATATATTAAGACAATACTTAGAAGAAGGTGATAACTATGGCGAAGAAACGTTCTAGGCGAGGTGGAGATAGACAACCTGCTAATCCTGCACCAGTAAGTGGTCCAGGTGCATTATCTCAAAGAACAGATGGTGGACCAGGTAGTGCAACACAGCCTATACGTAGAATACCTGGCGTAGATTATGGAGAAGGTAAACAGTTAGTAGAACAACAACAAGCTGCACCACTTCCTGCAGAACCTACTACTCCTTCACAACCAGTTGCTACACCACAACCTGCATTAAATAGAAATGTATTTAGACCTACAGATGTTCCTGGCGAAGACCCAAGAACAGCAGGTATTAATCCTGCAGAAGCAGCACCTGACAATACGCTACTAGCACTTAAAGCTATGTTGCATGTTTCAGGTTACAATCCAGTAATTAGCCAGTTAATACATAATTATCAACAAAGAGGTTTATAGTGGCATTTCATGGTTGGTTTAACGACGATGAGTTAGCAAACGAAAACGAAAAAAAAGAAGCTGCTCGTAAACAGTTTGACCAAATACTTGCATTTTTAGATTACGAAACAGCACAAAATGCAGTAGAGATGTCAACTGTTTGTCCCAACCTACCTGCTGATGTTGTAGAAGCAGCAGCTTTGTCAGGCCTAACTGTTTATGACCCTGCGTTTGAAGATATTACTGACATGGTTACTGAAGAACAACAAAAGCAGTGGGAACGTGATTGGAACAAAGTACATGAAGAAAGTGGTTTTGATGAACCTATTATGGGTTTGTCAGAATTACTAATTAAAAAACCTGGTTATGTTGTTGATTTAATGTTAGAAGCAGGCGTTGAAGAATTGACAATGCTATATAGAGCAGCAGGTTACGCTGCTGTAAATGCAATACAAAGTAATAGATTGCGTAAAGGATATATAAAAGAAGGAGATTTATTTGCAGGCATACAAATATCAGAACAAGATTTAGTAAACTACGACCCTGTTAATGCATGGAAAAAAGAAGGATTTAAAGGTTTACTACAAGAATATTCTGAATTGTTTTCTACTGCTAAAAACCAAGCAGGTACAACTATATGGAGAGAAACACTTGCTACATTACGTGAAGGTAAACCATTAAACATAGACCCTGATAGAAAATTTATATTTCAAGGATTAAAACCTGAAGACGACGAACGATACAGAACATTATTAAAATTAGGTTATGAAGAGAATGAAGCAAAAAACGTTTATTACAAATATGCAGGAGTACCACTTAGAGCCGAAGGTTGGAATGACCATGAGAGAACTTCTTTATTTAGGCCTAATCAAATTATGTACAGGCCAACAGGAGGCAGAAAACTTACATTAGGTTTTGACCCTAATAACTATTTACACTTGCAACAACAAAGAATGCAAAACAGCCCTGACATGTTTGCACCTATCGATGGCAATAAAATGTCAAGATTTTTTCAAATGGTGTTTCGTGGTGCTAAAAATTTAGGTAGGTCACAAGTAGATTTTGTTAAATCGTTAAATCCTGGTATTACAGAGTTAGATGAAATACAACCAACAATACATTTTAGTAATGGTCGTATTACTGCATCAGAGATAGTACCACCAGGTACACCTGAATTTACAGCATTGTCAGGTGGTTTAGATGCTGTTACTACATTTAAACTAGACCCAACAGCTAAAGGACTTAAAGGGTTATCTAATTTAAGAAAATCGTTACGTACAATACATCCTGATGTTGTACAAGAAGGTATTGGTGTAAGAAGATTTAGAGATACAGTATTTAAACCTAAGTTAAATGACATTATTGAAAGACCTGATAGTTACAAATTATATGAAGCTACAGCAGTAGAACCTAATATTGGTGTGTATCAAAGATTATTTCCACAATTACCATTTGAAAGTCAAGCATCACTTGCTGCTACAGAAGATGCATTACAAGCTAAACAAGTATGGTCAAAGATATGGGGTAGTGGATATTTAAACGAAACACCTGTAAAAGGTGCAGATATTAGAAATGCAGTATCTCGTGCTATAGGTAATAAGTCATTATCTTTAAGACAAAGTGAAAATGTTGTACAAAGGGGTCTAGGACAAGTAATAAGGCCTTTAGGAAACCCTAATGCTGCATATAGGCCACTTCGTTCTAAATTAGCAAAAGGCCTTAGAGATGACCTTATACTGCCTGCTAGAAACAAAATGAGGTTTATGACAGCTAAACCTATGCTTGCACCTGCAGAAATAGCAAATCCATTAGATGAGTTACTTAGCTTTAGTGGCACAGTAAGGTCTGCTATGCCTACTTATATGCAAAGAATTATGAGTATTAAACCTGATGATGGTTTATCTGTAACAAATTTTGATGAAGCAGCTATGTCTATTAGAAATCACTATGACAGCATGGGTGCAGATATAGAACGTGCAGAACCTTATTTAAGAAGATTATTAGAACTAGAACCAGGAGATTTAGGTGGTGTTACTAGATTAGCTATAGATATTGGTAACGATACACAAGTATTTCTTAAAGGTCAGGGAGTAGCAGATGATATAGCATTTGAAGCATCAAGAATATTTGAAACAAGTTCACAGATACGTGCATACGGTAAAGACAGTTTATTTAGAGATTTACCTTTTGTAGGTATGCGTGAAGTTGAAGAGATACCTTATACATTATTAAATGGTGAAAAAATAATGGTAACTGTACCTTCTGCTAGTGGTTTAGTAGAAATGGCTAGTTTAAAAGCACCATTGCCACAATGGTCAGGAATTACTAAAGCATTGTCGAAAGTCTCATACGTTATGGATGGACAAGAAGGTAGGCAAGGTGTTCGTGGTTTAATGGATTATTACAAAGGTAATGCTAAAGCATTAAAAGATATGGGTTTTGGAGATTATGTAATATCAGGTACATACAAAGGTATTATTCCTAAAGGTATGTCACAAGGTCCTGTATCTTTACTTGCACAGTTTTATATGGGTGGAATATTTAAACCTTTAGTATTAATGCGTGCTGCTTGGTTTACAAGAGTGTTTTTAGAAGAACAAGCACGTATGGCTGTATCAGGCCTAGATACTATGTTTGTACATCCATTTAGATATATAACATGGATTAACTCACACAATAGTGAAGTACGTAATGCTATTAAGAATGGCGATGTAAAAGGACTTGAAAAGTTTAGATTACGTTTTACTAGAGATAGCGACCTTAAAGACGTATTAGATTGGCAAGGTGCAATGAATGGTAACTTAGCTACTGAAGTAAACACAGGCCGTAAATCTGTTGCAGGGTTTAGAGGAGTAAATAGTAAGTTTGTAACAAAAGACTGGGTAGATGTAAAACCAGGAGAAGCAGGCCATACAGCTAATTTACAACACGAACTTATACAAATATTCGATGACCCTGTAGGTAGATATGTTGCTAAAAACCATTTAACTACACAAACTAGAGATTGGTTTAAATATTCTGATGAAGGTAAAAAAATTAGAGAACGATTAGTACGTAATGGTGGAGATAGATTTGAAGATTTAATGACAGACGAAAAAGCTATGGATGCTTATTTAGATTATTGGGAAGCACGTATTCGTTCAAAAACAGGTGGTTTTGATAGTTATACATACACACCTGGTGATGCATTCAGTTATAAATTTATAGAAGATACATCAGATGTTAATTTAAGAAACTTTGCAGGTACAGGTAAAGCTATTCTAGGCAAAGGTGAAATAAGTGCTGCTAAAATTTCTAGGGCAGCATTGTCTAAAAACAATAAAACACTTGGTGCATATTTAGAAGGCATGGGAGATTTACGAAATCGTATAGGTGTAGTTAAAGCACCTAGAGATGTTTCAGTAAATTTAACATCAGGACAAAAAGCTATAGGTATGTTAGATGCTGTAGTAGATGTAGCATTTGAGTATTTGATGACAAAACCTAATACATATCTATCTCGTTCAGTTGCATGGAAACAAAACAACTGGGCTAAAATGGAAGACCTTATGCCACGTCTAAATCAACAAGGCAGACTTAGAGCATTAAAAGAAGCTAGAGATGCAGATATACCTAATGCTATGTATAAAAGATTGCAAGGTGCATCTAAGAAAACTGTTGAAGGTGTTGAACTAAATTATGATGAAGCAGAAGCTATAGCTAGAGCATACGCATTACACTCAACTAAATTACTTTTATACGATGCAGCTAAAAAACACAATATATCTGCAATAACTGCAAACATATTCCCATTCCCTGAAGTGTATATAGAGTTAGCTACTACATGGGGTAAGTTATTTGCAAACAACCCTGCATCACTTGCAAGAGGAAACATGATAGTAAGAGGTGCTGAAAGTTCAGGAGATGACGGATTTTTCTTTCCTGACCCTAATGGCAGTGGAGAAGAAATGTTTGCATATCCAGGTAAAAACTTTTTAACACAATCAGTATTTGGTCCAGGTTCTAGGGTACAGATACAACCTGCAGGTTATGTTGCAGGTATAAACATGTTAGCTAGCAATATATTTCCTGGTATGGCCCCACTTTATGGTTTTGCAGCTAACAAATTATTACCTAAAAACGGTATAGGAGATGAAGCTAGAAAATTATTATTTGGAGATTTTCCTGCACCTGATACATTAGTACCACGTCCTGCATGGGCAAGTAAATTAATAACTGCTTTTAGTGACAGTCCTAAAGCACAAGAAGCTAGAGCATCTACTACAAACACAATATATAACTATGCTGCTGCAACAGGGTATAGAGAATACTTTAGAAGGCCTGACGGAAGCATTGATGAAGTAGCTATGATGGAGTGGGCAAACGATAGTGCTGCGTTTATATATGCAATTCGTGGTATATCACAATTCTTTGCACCTACTGGATTTACACCTAGATATTATATTGAAGATAAAGATGGTCAATGGTGGGCAAGTCAAATACTAGCTAACGAGTTTTATAAGATTAGAGAAGAGACAGGTGGAGATACCATTGCAGCTTACAATGAGTTCTTTGGCAAGTATGGTATAGAACATCCTTATCTAACTGCATCTACAACAATATCACCTGAAGGCCGTAGGTTTTACACAGAAGAAGGTAAAGCATGGGAAAGAGAATACGGCGATTTAATGAAAGAGTTAAATATAACAGGATGGTATTTGCAACCTGAAAGTCCATTTGATGAAAGAGAATGGCAATTTGTATTTGAAGATATAAAGAGTGGAAAGTTAGAAGGTTTATCAAAAGAACAAAACGTTAGAAAAGTAAATGACACTTTAGGTTGGATACGATATACAAACTTTACACAACAATTAGAACGTTCAGGCGTTAAAGGCAACCAGTTAAGAATAGCTAAAGCATTATACAGACAGCATTTACGTGAGGAATTGCCAGGTTATTTAGAAAATTATGGTGTTGCAGAAGCACCTACAGCAAAAGAAAAGTTATTTCAAATACAAACTAAATGGGCTAAAACTCCTGGTGTTAAAGATACAGAAGTTGGAAAAGCTGTATTAGAATATTTAGAATGGTGGAATATTATTAACGAGTATTCTACTGATTTAGGATTTAGTGAAGAATGGTGGCACACATCCACAGACGATAGGGCTGTAGTAATGAGACAAATGGCAATAGGTGCAGGTAAAGAGTTTATAAAAGCTGTACCTGATTTTGAATATGTATTTAGAGATGTGTTTCAAGGAGTGTTAAGAGACGATATACTAGAAGAAATAGGAGTTAGTGAATAATGTCACATACAAGAGGTCACATAGATGGTGTTAATGATGAAGCATACGGTGTAACATATAGTCCTCCTGCATCTAATTCTTCTTCACCTGGTTCTAATAATTCTTCTTCACCTGGTTCTAACACCATTTTAGACCCTGCAGCACTAGAAGCAATTGCACAAGGGTTTGCGTATGCAAGTGGTTTGGGCCAAGAAAGTAATATGAAGCCTGTAGGCGTTGCAGGTAGAACATACATCGACCCTATAACAGGACAGCCAGGATTTGCACAAGGTTTATTTTACGAAGGTATGCAAAGCGAGTTGTTGTTTGGTACAACATCTCCTGAAATATTAGGGTATGACGATTTATTAATTGAAATGCGTGACGCTGCTGTTAGTGGTGGATTTCTTAAAAAATCAGATTTACCACCTATAGGCGAAACAAATGATAAGTTTAATGCTTTTATAGACCAAGTATTTGGTAGAGCTAATGAGAATACACCTACTAAACCTGAACAAGAACAAATAAAAACACAATCAGGGTTATCAGACCCAAGAGCGCAACAGTTATTTTTATATAGAAAACTATTATCAGATGCTACAGCAGATATACTAGACAAACCACCAACAATAGAGGTCACACCTTACATAGCACCTGACCCTGTATCAATGAAACAATCAGTTAAAGCATACATGCGTCAAAGATTAGGTAGAGAAGCTAGTGAGAATGAGATGCGTAATTTAGCTGCATTATTAGCTAATGAATACAAAATACAGTATCAAAATCAAATACAAAATGAGATAGCTAACACTCAATTAATTCCTATAAACAATGTAAGCAATGTAGATATAGATGAAGCTATGACACAGTATGACCCACAAGCTAATTTTGTTGAACAGTTTGAAAACATGTATGAAAACGATATTAACTTTGTAGAAAGAAAAGCAGCAGAACGTGCTAGTTTTGCACAGTTTAGAAAATCTATATCTGCAGGTGAAGATTTTATGTCAGGTTAAATGTAGATATGCAAAAACCTGATTTAAAACCAAGTCCTTTATTAGACCCTAAGTTACTAAGAACATTACCTATAGCTACAAGAATGTATGTTATTGGTAATTTTGTTCGTGATTTATTGCAATACACACAAAGCAAAGAAATAGAATTATTTAAAGGTAACACTCTTGTTAACAATCAACCAACTCCTGCAGCAAAAACAGTTAATGTAATTACTAAACCAAATAGTCCAAGAAGTTCTTTACCTAATGAAGTCGGTGGTAAACTAGCTTCAGCATTTTCTACACAACCTACTCCTATGTTACAAAGTTTACAAACTTACGTTACTAACGATGTAAACCCAATTAATTCTTTTTTTAACATGATTGCAGACCAAAATGATTTACGTGAACCTGTTGAAAATTTTCCTAACAACAACATTGTACAAAAAGTTGAGGAAGTATTAAACATTGCTGCGTCACAATTTGGAATAAATGTTGTTGATATCTTTAGAGAAGATGTAGCAACATTAAGTGATGCTATAAAACTATTTCAAGATTTTGTTAAATCAGAAGATGGAATTATGTTTAATCCTGCAATTTTAAGTAGCAAATTTCCTGAAGAAACTAAAAACTTCAAAGCTATTAAAAGTAAATTATTCAAATATCAGAAAGATGCATTAAATACTTTGTATAGAGGTGTTGAAGCGTTAGAAAATTTAATGATACCAATACTCAATATGGAAGAAGGCCATAGTATAAACGACCAACGTTACAATATTAATAGCAAAAAACCTATTGCAGAAGGTACACCTATTGGTTCAATAATAGATGCAGGTGATGTTGTAGATAGAAATGACCCAGGTTTATTAAGAAATATAAAAATACACAATAAACAACCAGTTGAAATGTTTTCTGCTTTACTTAATAATACAGCTACAGATGCTGTCAAAACATTTATACCTTATGCAGAGCGTATAGAAAACGGTCTTGAACGACATACTTTATATCCTACTGCAAAACAATTTCACGAAATACTAGAAGATTTAGGTATTGATGTAGATACAAAATTTAGAAAAGAAAATCGTAAAAAGTTATTAGAACAAGCATACGATGAATTTATAAATATTGTAAATACAACTGAAAGTATAGAAGATATAGAACAAAGACCAGGCAAGTTGCAAAAAGTATTTAGTAATTTATTTGCTGCACACACAGATGGAAAAGTAATACCTAATTTTGATTATCAGTTATTTTCTAATGTTGAAAGATTTAAAGACCAAGGTTTTTTATTAGGAAGAAAAGCAAGATTAAGTGAAGCATCTGCAAAAGAAAAAGCTGTTATATTTTTACATGAGATATTGTATGACCCATCAGTAAATAATAACTTTCAAAATATAGAAAAAATACTTGCAAGCATAGTTGCTGAAAGCAAGTTAGATGTAAATTACTATGACAAAGAAGGATATAACTTTGATATATTTGGTAAATCAAATTACAACGACGTTAATGCAAATAAAGCGTGGTTAGCAGATACATTTGTTAATAGTGTTAAAGGAAAAAAAGCATTAATAGAAAACCTTAACCCTGAATTTGGTAGTTTACTATATCCAAATAAAGCAACATATAGTAAATACGCAGACACAATTAAAGATGTACCTGAAAATGTTAAATCATTAATACATACATACGCAGAAAACTTTGGTATAGATTGGATGGCAGACAACGATAACTTTAAACAAGTTATGGATGCTATACAAAAAGAAGACCCTGCTGCATTTGCAAAAATAAATAAATATTATAATTCCGTAGAATTTAGAGATAGTGTTAAAAACAGACGAGAGTTATTTAAGTTTAAACCTACTAACTGGCAAGATAAAACAAATGTTTATGTGTATAGACAAGTACAAAACTATCTATCATCACATCCTAACTTAGACAAAACTAAATTTACAGATGAAGTAATTAGGTCAGGTATAAATTTTGATGGCACTATAGACGACACAAGTAGATTGTTTAGTTTACTCGAAGAGTTAAGAGATGTAAGTCCTGAATTTATATTGGCACTTGAAGGTAAGATATCAAGCATTATGACTAATGCACAAGAGGCAGTGCAAGTAACACAAAACGCTTTTCAAGGATTAGATGCAAAAGTCATACCTGCACTTATGAACAAGAAACATAATGTTGCAAGTTTAGGACAAATGATGGTAGCTGCACAACAAGTATTAACAAATCACACACATGCCACACTGCTAGATGTAGAAGGTATATTTTTTAATTTACAAAAAAATCCAAATGCAAATCTTATAAAAGCTGTTAACTTTAGTCCATTTGATATATACAGCGATATGTTTATACCTGATGGACAACTTATAGGTCAAGGATATCCTGATTTAGAGTACGGAATTGGTAGCGAAAAATTTGATTTTTCGGAAGTACAGTACTTAGACCCACTAGATGTACCTGAAGACAGAAAATTTACTTTATTTGGAATTATAGATGATTTAATGATGAACAAAGTACGTATTGCAGAAGATGCTAAATATCCTGTAATACTTGATGATGAATTTGCAGTCTTAGACAGAAACACAATTATTGATGAAATGTTATCAGAACTACAAAAAGTTATAGCAGACCCTGCGATGAGAGAAGATTTTGTTAAATTAGTAGTTAGCAGTTATGGTGATACCCTTCCACCTATTGTAGAACAATGGTACAACAAAGAAAGTTTAAAAAGTCATAGAAATAGTACATTAAGATTTCCTAAAAAATTTAGTGAAAAATATTATGGGGATGTAGACGCTGTAAGACATGGTGACAAGTTTAGTACAATGGCAGAGTTTCCTAACGGAGAAAAAATAAACGTTAAATTTCCTGGCATGACAACTACTTATAGTTCACAATTTAATTTTTTAAATGATACAGTAAACGGACAAGACTTTACTAACCATGTATTTATTAGTGCTGCTAAAGAATTATTTGCACAAGGTTACGAAGATATAGCAACAAGTTTGCTTGACATAGAAGATGTTGAAGTAGATATATGGAGACAGTTTGATGATGATGTACTAAAAGAATTAAAAAAGATACTTATAACAGAACTTGACAGAGGCGATGGTGGAGAGATTGCTATGATTACTACAACAACTGGTGGCGAAAGTCCTACAGTTGCAACTAAAAACACATTAAGAACTGCATCATTTGACACACTAGGACATGCTGTATTAGAAGGACAAGGTGCTAGAGCCGAATTAATGATAGCTCAAGACAATATGAAAGTAGTAGATTTTAAAAAATGGACACCTATTACTAGAAACAATGCTTTAGGTAATTCAATATTATTTATACCTAATCAAGGAGAAAAAGTTATAAATGGTGCTTTGCAACAATTACAAGACCCATTAAATCCTCCTAACATTATTAATTTAACCGAACAACCACAGTCAGGATTAGGTGTAAAACTACAAGAAGTTGTGGGAACTGCTGAAACAGGAGAAGAGTTTGTGCCTGAGTATCCATTTAATTGGTTAGATAGAGGTGCAACAAATAGAAACATACATCCTGTAAACGGTAAATATCAAATAGGAAAACATGTTTCAGCACATGCTAATACTTTGATAGAAGGCAGAACACCTACACAAATACCTATTGAATTATTACCAACTGGTTTAAGCGATGAAGTGGTTAGTCAATATTTAAAAAATAAAGATGTTAACAACATAGATGATGTTGTAGATAAAAAGAATTTTGTCATACAGACAATGCAAAAAGCAGCTAAAGATATCCAAAATTTTCTTAAAGGAAGTGAAGATAGTGCAGATGTATCAGTGGCATATATAAAAGTTGATGAGCTTTTAAAATTTGTTGAAGATAACAGGGCATATAGAGAAGCACAAGGCAGAACATTGGGTTTAGGAAACATAAATAATATAGCACAAAACATTATTAAGAATGGTTTTAAACAACCTGATATTGGTTTAGGTCAAACGGTATCAGGATATACTTCAAGTTTTACAAATTTATTAAAAGATTTACCAGTAGTAAGATTTAATCCAAACAATAACGCTATATTGTTACAAGAAGGTAATCACAGAGTTCAAGCAATGAAAATGTTAGGCATTGATTATATTCCAGTGTTTTTTCAGTTAGACCCACAAACTTTAGAAGGCCGTGCTGCTAATAAATTCTCACCATTAGGTGCTTTAGGTACAAACGAAGATGTTACTGTCAGAACTTCAGGTGGTACGCAACAAGCAGGGTCATATTATGACGAATTTATACGAAACAATGCTAATTGGAAAAGATTAGCTAAATATATACACGACCCTGAAATAAATAAAAATATGTTTACACCATTGTCAAC